CTTTGACGATGCACAAGAAGCAGCCTTAACTTGCTTAGTGTGAGCCATTGAACGAGCAAGAGCACGAGTGTAGCGAGAAGAAAGACGATCATACAGATTGTCCTCTACTGCTTCTTCAGTGATCGAGAATGCCAGTGCAATAGTCTCGTGGTTGTAGCGTGCTGTGTACGCTTCTTGTGCATCGTCAAAGTTGATGGCAGAACCTTCAGACTTTGTTGGTGCAGCACCGAAGCCAGACAACATTACTTCTTCTTCAAACGCACGGTCAGAAGATTCAGTCGTGTAGATCTCAGCCTGCTGATTTTCATAACGCCCGTACTCCATGCCAAAAAGGGCATTGAGTCCCGGCTCCAGTTCTTTCGCTAGTTGAGCGCGAGAAATAGCCATGTCCTAATCCCCTTTAGTCAATCGCTGTTAAGCCGGTTGTAGAAACAGTACCCGCTGCAATCGAGCCGTTAGGCGCGTTGAAGTGGTTGTTCAAACGAACAATCATTGGGATACCAGTCGTAGTGAAGTCGCTGTTTTCAACGTCTTCTTGGATGCCCACGATACGGAACATGTGTGCTGCAGTATCAGCCACAGTCGTTAGGTCAAGTGTCATTGCTGACAGACCAGTCGTGTCACTTCCAGTAGTAGCTGTCGCCGGATCAGCGTTCGCAAAACGAGTTGCAAAATAATTTGCTTCTGTCAAATCATCGTCTGTACCGATATTTGCGCCTGCTGAAGAAATGATAAACAGCTGCATAGGGTCGTCATATACACGAGCCTTCACAGGGAAGTTTGAATCAGCACCGGATCCAGGCCAATAGTTTGAGAAAGTCAGTTTACCCGTTACTGAGCTAACGAACTCACATCCACCGAATACACCAAGAACAGAAACAGAACCACCCGCTACTCCACCAACTGTGTCGATAAAGCCTGTGTTCAGAGGGATTACGAGTCCACCCTGATAAATCTTGTTTGTGTTGTCTGATGCAATTTCGTAAAGAGTGTAGTTACCGTTACCAGTAGAGTTAGTGCCCTGACCAAACTTTGCAATCGGCTTGAGACCGAAAGCTCCATTAATGTTTGCCATGAGTCTTTACCTCTTAAAAAATTACTCAGAGTCGCCTGAGCGACCACCAAAACTTACCCGACTCTGCCTGCTTTGATGCATTGGCATTGAAGGGTGTTGCTCTTTCATCATGTCTTGGTCAACAGCAGTCATCTGCTCGCGGGTCCGGTTCCCGTAATACTCGGATCTTTCTTGTGCTGTTTCTGCAGGAATTCGGGCCAGCATTAAGCCGCCCTGACCGATAACTCCTGCGTGCTTACCCTCGTCAATGACGGGGTATTCATATCCCGGATATTCCTCGGCTCTCACCGGTTCCCATCCTTCTCGTAGTCGAGTATGAACATTCATCTTGTCATCCTCGCCACGGATCGCTGTACGAATCCAGCGGTGTACATAGCCCTCTGGGGCTGGTGGGGCTTCCAACCGACTTGGTGGTGCCCATGGTTTTCTGCGCTCTTCTGTCGAACGATTTTGTGCTGCGCGTGGTGTGCGCTTCTGTGCTTCAGTCATGTCAGTTCTCCTTAATCTTTAACGTACTTGGCGTACTCTTCAAGAGGAACACCAAGCTTCTTCGCCATTGCGACCTGTGAAGGACTGAGCTTGACTTTCCTGCGCCCTGAGTTTCTTGAACGGGATGCTGATGTGTCCGCAGAGGCGACCTGAACACTTCCCGTTTTTGCTGCGCCAAAACGATTCGGAAATTCCTTACGCATACGGCGATCAATCTCATTGTAATAGTCATCGGACGAAGGATCAAATCCTTCTTCTTCAACTAACTTGCGATGAATGCCAAAGGCAGCATATGTCATCACTTCATCTTGACCAAACCAATCGTTCTTTTCCGCCCAGCTTTCAGCGCGTGGATCAGGCTTTGGTGCCTGCTGCTGTGGCTGTTGTTGGTATGTAGCCTGCTGTTCTGGCTGTTGCTGAACCTGAACACGCTGTGCATTCTGATCCTGACGTTGCTTGGCTAAACGATAACGCTCTTGCTCAATGCTGACACGGTTCAGCATTTGTTGCGCTTCAAACATCTTGTCAACGTCGCCGCGGTCGTGTGCATCACGATACGCTTGTTTAGCAACATTAAGTTGATTTTCTAGCCGCGTGCCGTATTCGTTTAAATACCCTTTATCAAGGTTCTGCAAACGGCCCTTAATTTGATCGTTCTCAGCTTTCAGCTGTTGCGCCAAACGAACAGCTTCTTCTTGGTCTCTTTCAGCTTGACGATATTTCTCCGTTAGCTTCTTGATCCGCTTCTGAACATTTTTGCTATACGATTCAAGATCGTCATCGCCCTGTTCGCTGTCTGTCTCAGCAGGTGCCGTCGAAACTTCTTGGGACTCGGATTCAGATGAAACTTCCACTCCACCGCCCGACTCCTCGACTTCAATCTCGGCTCCTTGATCTTCATTTTTTAATGCCTGTTGTTCTTCAGCCATTGTCTTCTCCTTATACGCTCATAACATCGTCGGGGTTCAAAATTCCAGCAATTACTTCATCATCATTGATGACGCGTACTTCGCCCCCGTCTATCTTGAATCGGGACCCCGCATAACGGCCAATACAAACCCACTCACCCTCTTTACACCAAGGGTCAGAGTCTGGACCAAATTTGCCGGGATCTTTGTATGCCAATGGGCCGACCTTCAAAACGTAAGCAACAACGGTCGCTAACGCTTCGCGCTCACGAACTTGTCCGGGAAGCATGATGCCGCCCTCAGTTGTTGCACGGCCTTGATACGGCATTACAAGAATGCGCCAGCCAGTCGGCTGAGGTAAGCGTTCTACAAGGGACTTATCTAAAAGGGATGGATCAAGAACACGGTCTTTCGGATCAACATAAGCCGCTTCTGCTGAAGCTGCGTTTTGTTGTTCTTCTGCTTTTAAACTAGCCGCGACGTGTTCCGGTACTAACAAGGATGGATTCGACATCGTCTTCACTCTTCTCCAGCAGGGCTTTGATTTCTTCGATGGTAAAAGAGACGCCCTGTAGCTCGCCTACCATACTGCGGTATTGCTCATACGACTGAGCAGTACCGTTTGCCAATTGATCGCGTAAATCATCTTCACGCTCACGAAGCACTTTATACAATGCTTGGCTAAATTGAACAACATCCATTATAAAATATCATGCTCCGAACCATCGTCCGAATCTGTGATCGGGCCACCTTCAGCCCAGCTATCACATGTGTGATCCGCACTGCACATGAACTTATACATCTGGCAATACCCTAGATTTGGGTTATTGCCCATGCACTCCATCATGTCGTGTGTCTGATTGAATGCCGCGCAGTTCCCGCAAACTTCACTTAATTTAAACCCACCGTCATCGGCTGGGTTACGGTAGTTTGCGTCTTCAACAGCAACTTGCTTATTTTCGTCATTCAGCTCTGGATCCTGCGTAGGAGCAGGACAACTTCTGCCGTCTTCCGTCTTTTCCATTTTATCGACAGGCATTCCGCCCATCATAATTGTCAAACTAATCATCGCAATAAACTTCCAAGTCCGCCAAACGGTTGAATGGTATTAAGAGGTTGAGTTGTATTAAGAGGTTGAACAGTGGGCTGCGCCTCTTGAGGCTGACCTGTCATTGGGTTCATGTTCAAAACGCCAGAAACTTTCATCTGATTAGGCTGGCCCGCCTTCATCTGATTCACTTGATTAAATTGATCCATCTGAGCGTTCGATAGCGCCGCATTAGCATCTGCCTGAACAGATTCATTAATTGACTGATCTTGATTTGCTGACTCTCGTTGACGACGTTGTTGTTCTGCCATCAATGCCATCATGCCAATCTGGGACATCATGGGATTCATGCCCATCCCAAATGGAGACATCATGCCACCGATTCCAGAAAACAATCCGTACATCAATAAGTTCCGCTAAACTTCTTGCCTTTTACCTGAATGCCTTTGCATCCACGGACCATGCCACCATCGCGATATGGCATTGCACTGACCTGCCCACCCATTGCAAATGTTTCAACTGGCTCATCATCTCCACGGCGCTTGAGTTCTTTTTTCTTTTTAGACTTTCCAGATTCATTTGCTTCTTGAATGCGGCGCTCTTCTTCAAGGGCTTGAATTAAAGGATCGTCAGAGATGGGTTCTTCAACCGGCGCTGGACGGCGAACACTTCCGCCATCTTCAAAACCTTCAACACCACGACCTTTCAAGATGTCTGCCTTGGTTACCTTGCCGTCCTTGTTCAGGTCCGGAAAACTTTTCTTTGCCATTACTTCTTGCCCTTTTTAAGACCCATGATCTTGTCCGCAGACTTTAACCCAAAACTCGCTGAAACCGCAATGAAAAGAAGGTATTGATACCACTCCGGGAGCTGATTCAACGCCTCAAACCCCTCGTTCACGCGATCAATAAGTGTCACGTCATCCATCGCGACGCTGTACGCAACAGCTACAATAGGTAACGCAAGGATGATTGACCAAAACTCATCCTTCCAAGAACTGGACGTTGAGCTGGCCATCTTTTCTTCCCAGTCCGCGTCATTCTGAATTGCACTGATTTTGCGCTGCTGAATCGCCTTTTTCTCTTCAGCCTTGCCCTTAACAAAATCTTTCGCCAATTCGACAGCGGGACCAATAAGCATGTTGAGCATGATTACTTATCCTTCTTTGCTTGATATGCGTTTGCACCAAAGAACGTCGCTACGAGGGCAGAAATAGCCACAAAATAAGTCGGAGCAATGTCACTAAGAAGGTTACTAGCAGTACTAAGAGCAAAAGCCTCAGACACGATAATGCCCATCGGGTACAAGAGCATCCCAAACAACGCAAACCAAGCCATGCGGCGCTGGCTGTCACGCTGTGCGTCTGCGTCTTCCATTTTTCTACGCTTGTCTTCCAACTCAATTGCTTGCCACTCCGCACGATCAATTGTTCCGTCGCCGTTTTTGTCAACCTTGTCAAACTCTGTCACTGCATTTTTACCTTGTCTGTCTGAATACACACTGCCTCACAGTCCATTTT